AATATTATAACGGATGGCCGCCACGTGTTGATCTGCCTTTAGGAACTTCTACTATATAAGTTCCCCCAGTTCCCCCAATTCATATGACTTTTGAGCGAGAGAGCTAAGGGGGGAACATCCCATATTTACAAAAATGCCACGAAAGGGTTCTTTCTCAGTTAAAGCCAAAAACTATTTCCTCACTTATCCGCAGTGTTCCTTAACCAAAGAGGAGACACTTTCCCAATTACAAAACCTAAAAACTCCGGTGAACAAGAAGTTCATCAAAATCTGCAAAGAGCTCCACGAAAATGGGGAGCCTCATCTCCATGTGCTCATCCAGTTCGAGGGAAAGTACAACTGCACGAATAACAGATTCTTCGATCTGGTGTCCCCAACCAGGTCAGCACATTTCCATCCGAACATACAGGGAGCTAAATCCAGCTCCGACGTCAAGTCCTATGTCGAGAAGGACGGGGACACAATCGAATGGGGAGTGTTCCAGGTCGACGGAAGAAGTGCTCGGGGCGGTCAGCAAACAGCTAATGACGCAGCCGCCGAGGCATTAAACTCTGGAACAAAGGAGGCGGCCCTGAAAATCATCAGGGAGAAGCTACCGGAGAAGTATCTCTTTCAGTTCCACAACCTATCCAGTAACCTAGATAGGATTTTCAGTGAGGCTCCGGAGCCATGGTCTCCTCCGTTTCCCCTCTCCTCTTTCACTAACGTTCCTGACGAGATGCAAGAGTGGGCGGACGGTTATTTTGGGAGGGGTTCCGCTGCGCGGCCAGAAAGACCATTAAGTCTAATAGTCGAAGGTGACTCGAGGACAGGGAAGACGATGTGGGCTCGTGCGTTAGGCCCACATAACTATCTCAGTGGACATCTGGACTTCAATACTCGAGTCTATTCGAACGAAGTGGAGTATAACGTCATTGATGACGTCGCACCGCACTATCTAAAGCTAAAGCACTGGAAAGAACTTCTGGGGGCCCAGAAGGACTGGCAGTCAAATTGCAAATACGGCAAGCCAGTTCAAATTAAAGGAGGTATCCCTTCAATCGTGCTTTGCAATCCGGGTGAGGGTGCCAGCTATAAAGAGTTCCTAGACAAAGAGGAAAACATAGGTCTCAGGAACTGGACCATCAAGAATGCGATCTTCATCACCCTCACAGCCCCCCTCTATCAAGAAGACACACAGGCAGGCCAAGAGGAGGGCCATCAGGAGGAGACGGATTGATCTGGAGTGCGGGTGCTCCATCTACTTCCACATAGGCTGTACGGGACATGGATTCACGCACAGGGGAACTCATCACTGCACATCAGGCGGAGAATGGCGTGTATATCTGGGAGATAGAAAATCCCCTCTATTTCAGGATATACAGAGTAGAGGACCCGTTGTACACCAAGACAAGGGTGTACCACGTACAGATACGGTTCAATCACAACCTGAGGAGAGCGTTGCATCTCCACAAAGCCTACCTGAACTTCCAAGTCTGGACGACATCGACGACAGCTTCTGGGTCAACTTATTTAGCTAGGTTTAGGCACTTAGTCAACCTGTACCTAGATCAGTTAGGCGTGATTTCCATTAACAATGTAATTAGAGCTGTTCGTTTCGCAACAGACAGAGCGTATGTAAATTATGTACTGGAAGATCACTCAATAAAATTCAAATTTTATTAATTCATGATGGAATCATAGAAATAGATGCGTATTTTCATAGTTGCATACACTGGATTAGAGGCATGCGTACATGCCATATACAATAACAAGGCGTTTTCAGTATGGTTCTCGTACTTGGCTGCCTCCTGATGATTATACGTTACATGACTGTTAATTTTAAAAAATCTCTTAACTAATGCCTGTTCTTTCATTCCAGAGGGCCCACCAATAACTGTAGCATGAAATTTCCTCATCACTTGAAACCTATCACGCAAATCATTCTTCACAGTTGCGGTACTGGGCTCATTATCGAACATATTAAAAACCTGTCCAAAATCCATTGGACTGCTTCCATAGGGCCTTCTATCACGGACCAAAAAGAACATGACCTGATTAGTGTGATTCTGCTTCTTGATATTTTCATCCATCCAGACTTTACCTAAAAAATATATCGATTTAACACAGAACCTCTTACCGACTCTGTGAGTAATTCCAGATCCACGAGTAACATCACTAACACAACGAACAACACCAGTGTGCTTAATATCATCCCGCTGCTCATAAGACTGGACTTTACATGGGCCTTCACATCCACGGGGAACATCAGGGCTTCGATACATTCTGTATATTCTGGGCTTTCGGTACATGGGCCTGTACGTCCATGATCGTCGCTTGTTTGTGCCTTGGACAATGGGGACAGCAGCACGGTTGCTGTATGGGCTGTCGAAGTTCAGCCTTCGGCGAACCTTCGAGACGGGCGTGGAAATGATTATATCGCCTGGTCGCTTCGACATAGTCACGGGCCCTTACAACAGATATAAGATCCCTAATTAAATCGTGGCCCAATGTATTGGGCTCGTAAGTTTCCTCAACGGACTGCAAATATTTAATAGCTAACATACAACGAAATCCGTGAACAGATTCAGGAAATTCATTTAGAAGTGGATCCCACATATTTGCAAGACAAAATACTTGGGGACCAAGTATATAAAGACAAATGAACACTTATCTAACGTTTGAGGATGCAATTTGATTGATTGACAGTGACGTCTGTGTAACCCTCGTGAAGACCACATAAAAGGAAAAGGCGCGGCCATCCGGT